AAATTATGAATACGAAGTTAGAAAAAATAATGACAAATCTTCCATCTATATTCTAAAAAGTGGATATTTACAACAATTCTTAAATGATATGAGAGATATTATGATTTATGACCGTTCTTCGGAATATATTAACGATACTCTAATAAGAACAGAAAATACTAGAATTGTAAACTTATAAAAAAGGGGAGGTTTCCCTCCCCATCTCATTTAGTCTGCTGCGAGTGCGGCAAAATATGAAAGTGTATCATCGTCATCGGTATTAGTAGAAGAGAGATCGTTCAATTCTTCTTTCATTGACTGTGGAACATCTGATGTAGATTCTCCACGATTCTGTTGACGGAACTCTTCCTCTTCCTGAACAGATTCTTGATCTTGGAACTTAGTGGTTCCCTTAATACCAAGAACATAATCAAGACGCTTCTTCAATTCATCATAAGACTTGAATTGGTCTGGAGCAACAAACTCTTCGAGAGAATACTCTTTCTTCCAGATTGCTTCCATTGCTTCATCGTCTTCCAGAAGTGCATCCTGACGGGCAAACTCTGAAGAATCATAGTTACGATAACCGGCAACGTTTTTTGCCTTCAGTTTGAAGTTAGCACCCTGCCAGAAGTCAAATGGATCAATTGCTTCCTCATCTTCAAACTCAGGTTGCATTGCAGCAGTAATCTTATCAAAGATTTTCTTACCGAACTTATACAAGAATACTCGTCCTTCATTATCAGGATTAGCAGGATCTTTTACAACATAGATGTTTGTAACATAAGTCAGTTTACGTTTCTGCTTACGTGCTTGCTCTTTACCAGAATCGGTGCCGTTGTTCCACAGCATCGTGTTG